TCTTTCTTAAACAATGAGAAACCAAGGTCCACAATGACATCCACTGTGTCACCATCTACAACCTTGGCTATTTCTTTTACTTTGTATTCGTACATGAGAGACTCGTAGGTGAAACTTCCTCACCGTACTTATCCATCTTTGTGACCAGGCGATCATACCTGTCCCAAATGTCATCATGTCCTGTCACTTCATCTCGATAATGTGTCAACGCTTTAAGGATTTGACACACCTCTTCCTCTTTAAACTGAATCATTATCTTCCACCAGTGTCCATAGATTTCTTAATATTATTTATGTCATCTATAGATAAGATTTGTAAAGCTTCAAGGGATTTCTGTTTGGAATAACCAAAGAATTCTTGAATCAATTCAATGTTATCAACCTCTGGTGGTTTAGGTGGAAAACCAAACCTTTTACCTTTCCTGACAGAATAATAATAGAAGTCATACTGAAGTATAGGACCTAACTTATGACATTGGTTCATCTCTTCAGACAAGAGAACGGTGTCCATGTGCATCGCAAAACAACGATTGGTTAAGAAAGGTACATAACCAGATAGATCATATTGATAGTCTTTGAAGTTGATTGATTTAGTGTAATCAAAGGGACTTCTTTTATTGCTCATAACATACCATGGCGTCAGGATTGGAATAGATTCCTCTACACACAAAGTCCATTTTATCAGTTGGACGATTCAATGTGAAGAGGATGGAACAACCAACAATAAGTTGGAGAATAGGTATAATCCTATTGATCTTTGTAATACGCTTCATAATATTTTATGATACCATCTGTTCTTCTGTTTCCATGCGATACCCAATCATGGGCACAGGCATAAATGGATTCGGTTGAGTTTGTTGGTGATCCATCTTCATTGATGTCGCCACCGTATCGTTTTAGAAGGAGACTTAGAACACCGGACCTAACATCCATTTGTTCGTCATAGTATCTCCAGTCGGTGTTCATACTCATTTGAACTGACACTCCTGCATTATTTCAGTGACAAGGGCAAGAAGAGTGATGGAAGGATCTGCTCCTGAATCTATCTTATTGGAGTACTGACCGAAGATCAAGACTGCCAGGGGTTTAGATTGATCCACAAGGGATTTCTGGAGAGAGTTATAGATACCTTTCTCTAATTGACGTGGGTGGAGATAAGAATGTTCAAACACCCAGTCTCTGACGTCTCCCCACTTCTTAGCTTTCAGGAGGGGCATCAACCCATCAGGGGATGCTTTGAGGATGGTCGACTCCAATGATCCTGTCTTGGTATTACCCTGAAGTCCATTCAGGATTCCACGCCAGTCAGGTGCCATTGCCTCCACATATGACATCAGAACCTTAGGGTCGAACTTGATCTCTTTAGATTGGAGAATCTTAGCAGTTCTCATTCCGAAGTCAAGGGAGAGTTTCTTCAGTTCCTTAGGGTTCCTGATGTTGAAGTCATACACTGAACACCTGGAATGAATGGCGTCAATGATGTTATGTGGATAGTTACAGGTGAGAATGAACCGACAATGATTCTGGAACTCCTCAATGAGTGCCCTGAGGGCCTTCTGGGAGTCTTGAGTGAGGTTATCTGCCTCATCTAGCAATACAACCTTGAGTCCTCCGTACATTGAGGAACAGGAGGCGAATTGGGCGACAGTTGTCCGTACTTCTCCAATACCACGATCGAGAGAAGCATTAACGAAGAGCAGGTCAGCACTAATCTCATCACAAAGCGCTCTGGCGAGTGAGGTTTTCCCAACGCCCGCTGGACCAGAGAGGATAAGGTTTGGGAAGGACTTCTCTTTGACATATTCTTTGAATGTCTCCTTTACACTAGAAGGGAGGATACAATCCTCCACACTTTTGGGTGAATATGACTCCACCCAAAGATACTTGTTGTCACTCATAGTCAATAAAGATACTCCTCTTGTTCAGTAAGTATAACACAATCAGAGGTGGGATATGCCACACATGTCAGAAGAAAACCTGCTTCAATCTGATCATCATCCAGGAAGGACTGATCTCTTTGATCGACGGACCCGCTCTCAATCTTACCGGCACATGTACTACAGGCACCAGCACGACATGAATAAGGGAGATCGACATTCTGCATCTCTGCAGCATCCAGGATGTATTCATCATCTGGACATTCAAATGTCACCTCTCCTGCATTAGAAGTTTTAAATGTGATTGTGTATTTCATCAGTTTCCGTAGGTAGAATCAGGTTCAATGGCAATAAAGTATACAAGAGGACGAGAATGAGACTCAAACTTCGCCAGGTTCTTAGATGAGATAGTCACATCATAGTCACCTGGAACTAACTTAAGGTTCTCAACCTTTAAGTTGAACTGGAAGGTTGTATCAGTCTCACCGACCTCAATGCGATAAGAGTTAGAACCAGAGTTCTTCTTATCACGAACAGTCAGGAAGATCTTCTCACCATCTCCCACAAGGGACACGTCGGGGATCTGAAGGACTGCCGCTGCCTTCTTCACAGTCTCCAGGTTCTCCTCTGAGAAGACCACCTGGACGTCCTCAGAGGGGAGTTTCAACTCTTTATCTGGTGGAGCAGTGATGACTGATGGGTCAGAATAACGATAGTCGATGGAGTTGGTACCATCAGTAATAACAATAGAGTTATTATCTAAGCTGATCTCAGCTCCGGGGATCAATGAGAGACAGTTCAGGAACTGATTCAAGTCATAGATGGCAACATCACGACCAAACTCTTCATCGATGTCTGCTTCGACTAAGATGTTCTTCATCACACTCATTGACCTAACTTTCTTACCTGATTTGATAAGAATAGATTGGTTGATGGTGGCAAAGTTCTTCAGTAAAGAAACAGTTTCTGTGGAGAGGTACATAATTTAGATTGAACTGTGTGTATTATAAAGGGTTGGGTGGGCAATGTCAAGCATTAGGTCCAGTTGTTGGATCCCATAAACCTGCATCATCTTGACTGGTATCAAGATAAGATTCTCGACAGTCACGGTCAAGTGCAATTTTGAGAAGAACGAAATAACCAATCAGGTCTAAGACAACATCTTCATCATTTGCGAGAAGTCCTGCTCCCTGTTTTATTCGATTTAGTTTGTCGTCTATTCGGACCAGAATCTGTTCCACTGGACTTGACTGACTCATCACTCTTACTGGGTTTAGAGCGCTGTCCCCGTACTTTCTGTTCTTTTCCAACAACAGGTTCTTGACTCTGTCGCACAGGTTTTCTATTTGATCTTGAGTGTTTTTTGACATTCTTAGGTATTTCGGGTTCAGCAACAACAATATGAGTTGGCATAGAAGTATGATCCTGTATCTTTTCGATATGAATCAACTTGATATTCTTTGCCCATCCAAGCTCAGATACCCATTTCTTGAAGTATCGTTGTGCCTTAGGTTTGTTTGTATCGAAGTTATCTCCTTTGACATAGAAATAAGTCCAGCTTGTTTCAGCTGGACTGTGCTTATCTACTTGATAGGAGTAACCTATCTCAATGATCATAGGCTTTCTGCAGGAGGTACAAATTGTGAAGTTTCCTCATCCCACCAGTTTTCAAACTCGCTACGAAGATACTCTGCGTCAATAAGCAATGATTCATCTCCTGTTTGTTTGTATTCAGCAATAAGATGCTGCATCTGATGGTTTAGATCGTGTTGAGTGATGTCCAAGACTAATTCCTCCAACTGTTTATGTGTTGTGACGACCCGTCTTTTATCGGATTCCATTTGATTCATGATGAGAACAGTTTAATTGTATCAGTCTTTTGTATTAAATTCAATTGCCATCGTTTAGATTGAATGAGATGGTGTCAGTACTTAATGAATCATAAGAAGCATAGGCTGCTTGTGCTGGGTAACCAAGGAAGTCAAGAGTATCAGTATTCTGTCCTCCAAAGATTATTGTATCATTAGTTTCTAATGATGAGAGGCGACTCTCTAAGTCTTTGACTCTTACCATCAAACGATGAATCATTTCATTTGAGGAGAGTTCATCTCCATTGTCAGTCACGAACTTTACATCAGTGCACATCTTTTTGTTTCTCCTTAATTTTGATTGCTAGTTCTTTTGCTAGCGTTTTCATTTTACGGTTCATCACGTAATTTGTCAAGGGATTACGAGGATGAAGTTTTGTCATCAGGTACCATCTCCTAAGATTGATACCGACTATTTGAAGTTTAAGATTAAAGTACTCTGCTACATTTCTATCTAATAGCATTATTGTCGCTATAAGAAAGAAGAGAGTAAAAAGAATTATTTGATAATGTGTCATGATTCTCCCCTTTTCAATATTTATCTATCATACCTCTCGACGCGATCTCTAACATAACAATTAACACCTTCTGGATCTAACCAAAGAACATACTCTCTATCTTCTAATAACATCGCCATTTGTTTCTCACATCCAACTTCGTACATATGGTTGTATCTCTTGGTGTACATGTTATACTTCTCGACCCATCCTCTCTCTTCTGTTTCAAGGAATCGATAAGGGAATCGTTCCATGAGCGTAGTAGATTTCATGTGTTTCTGTTCGGGACATTGCAAGTGTAGCATAAAAAAAGGGACTCTGTCAAGTCCCCTCTATTTCCATCCATGATTCCTCTATCTCTAAGGATTCGGTATCTAATGAATAATAGATCTCATAAAAGAGATCAGCGTCTGTTCCATTGAGCCCCAGGAACTCAGAGAAGGTCTCCAAGTCCGAGTTATCCAGATTGAGAGTCATGATAATAAGGTGTTGGTTGGTTGGTTATTTATTGGATCACATGGCGATCTCTTTCAACATCTTAAGGACGGAATCCAGAACCAACGCGTCCCTCATCCAGAAAGCGGAATCGGTGTTCTCATCCTCGATCATCAACTTGGCGACTTCTTCATGGAGACTCTGTAAATTAATGATAATCTCCTTAGCGATCTCAAGACCAACTTGAGGTTCCTCCTCCCAGATAAGCTTAAGAATTTCAGCTCCAGGTTCAGAATCCTTATTAGAGGTGATAAGATCCTGTACGGTGTTGATTTCCGAGAAATTCATAGACTCCTGTTCGTTTGACTCCTTTAGTATCCCCTATTATACAGACAAAGTCAACAGATGGAAAGATAAGAATAACTTATCTAAAACTTGTTTATGATAAGGAATGTGGGGAGGGGTTGACTTTTCACCCATAATGTCCCATAATTATACCAGTTGAATCAATCAGATGAAAGCAGTCCAGCTCACGACCAACATTCGGTATGTTCCTTTGGAGGATGATGAGGGGAGGATTGGTTTGTTCATTGTTCACGAGGGTGACAGTGTCAAGTATACCATTGAAGTCGAGAATATGGAGCAACTATTATCGACTCTTGTTTCCTTCCGTGATGATCCTGATGGAGCCGACCTTTGATGTTTGAGGAGTACCTTCCAACACCACCACCTGACCATCATTACAGGATTGAAACTGTTTCCAAGATGATCACCAAGGTATGGTTACATCGAAATGAACTTTGTGAAATAAGAGAGAAGGAAGTTTACACCATCTACTGCTTCATCAAAGGTTCTAAGAATCCTAAGGTTCATCAACCCAAGAACGCAAAAGAATGTTATGTGAAGTCTTATTGCGAACTGGTTGATTTGAAGAACCAACGACCTTATTCTTTGTTTATCCCAAAAACTACATCTTTGATTCATCTATTATGAACACTGAATTTCAAACCAACGTCCACACTTGTAATGATTTCTTCGAGATGATGGAGGACACTGTAACCTATTTCACTGAAGAGTATGGACTTAGTGCCGAACTTGCTTATAGTATGATTCAAGATTACGGACAGATTAAGACTTCTAAATTGAAGGAAATGACACAGATGGTGTGACAGTTTAATAATCGACACAGACCCCTTGACAGGGGTCTTTTTATGCCTTATTATAATAGAGTAATTAAAGGAATCTATGACTCGCAAGATTTATTTCTATTCAACCCAGGCCCATTATGAAGATCAGATGACTCTGGGTCGTACACCACGATTGAAGATCGGTGATACTGAGCAATCTGATGTTGTTATTCGTATCGAAGAGCAGGATGGTACTGGCCATCCAGAACCTTTGGAATTAAAGTACGCATGTAACGTTGACTTCAGAGACAAGAAGTTTCATAGGCACCTG